CATGCGGATCACCTTCAGGGCATTGACGAACAGGGCCCGGGCTCGCCGGTGAAACTCGTCAACGTCGTAGGCGTTCAGTTGGTTCACCGATTCCGCGCGCACCACGGCGCCGCAGTGCCAGTCCGAACAGAGCAGGATCGGGACCGATTCGGATCGAGCGCCGTGGTGTTGATCGCTCAGCGGCTCCGGCTGCTCGATCTCCCGAATGTCCAGGGCCGTGGCCAGCGAATCCAGAGTGTTGGCCAGCTCCGCCAGGGCACGGTCCCGATCGCGCTCGGCAGTCCGAGCGGTTTCCTTCACCCGGCGGAGCTCCAGCTGCAACGCCAGCAGCTCATCGCTGGTGTCGCTTCGCTTGCCATTGGGGCACATGCCAGGCGCGCAGAACGGTCGGCGCCGGCCTGATGTTTCCTGCCATTCGATCGCACTCTCAGCCAGCCAGGCTCGACAGCTCGAGTTGCGGCGACACTGGAAAGTGCGTTCAGACATTACCGAGCCTCCTGCCAGACCGAGACGTAGACAGTCCCCAGCCCCGTCAGCGGCAGCACCAGGTCACGCAGGTCGCGGTTGTGCATTCGGATGCACCCGAGCGTGGGATAGAGCGGCTGCAGCGGCAGCCAGGCACCAGGCCAGCCGCAAGCCGACCCGCCGCCGTGCAGCATGATTCCATCGCGGCCATCCCGGCTGCCAGGGCCTTCCTGGTTCTCCAGGCCGATCAAATCGAACGAATACCACCCGTAGGCGCGGCGTTCGGTGGTGAACGAAGTCGTCGGATCTTCCTCGTAGTCCCTGTAGACGGTGCCGACCTTGTACAACCCCGGCGGGGTATCGCTGGCCCTGGAATGCCAATCGGTTTCGGTTGATTGTCCCCGCGCCAGGGCCGCCACGGTCCACAGCCGCTGCCCTGTGTGGCTGAAGCCGCTGATGATTTCGGCCTTGTCGTCCATCACCAGGTGGTGATCGCCCAGCTTCAGATCAGGTCGCTGCGTGGGTCCGATCAACCCAGTCCGCTTGGGCTCGACCGCCGGCGGCTTGATCGGACTGGATGGCGCCGGTGGCGCTGCTGCTGGGCTCCCGGCGGCCCTCCAGTCAGCGGTGAAGGCTTGGCGCTGCTCAGGCGTCAGAGCCTGATCCAGCGCAGAGAAGGCGGCCAGCTGGTGGGGCAGCAACAAGCCGCGCTTGGCGATTTCCTGGGCTGCTGCGCGGACCGATGCCAGGGTGGGGGCCATGCTTACTCCTCCCCAGCCGGAATAATCAGGCTGTCTTCGATGTTCCTGATCATTTCCGGCGAGTAGGACAAAGGCGAATAGGGGTCGTCATTCATCGCCAGCAGTGTGCGGAACAATTTGGAGTGTGCCTGCACCTCTGGGGGTGCGAGCGAGACGTAATCGGGATCGGATGGAATTGGCATGGTCAGATGGTGATGTTGCGGGGTTTGACGATGGAGCCGTACTGGGTGCCGATCCCAGCCTTCCAGCTACGACCGCCCAGGTTCAAATCGACCACGCTGTCTGTGGTCGTGATGACGGGGTTTGCGGCGCTGCCGCCAGTGGGGAAGCTGCCCTCCCCATAAGTCGTCGTGCCGCCAGTGGTGATGAACGAGATGCGAGACGCCGACAAACCGGAAGCCGTGGCGCCCGCCCGCGCCCAAATGGTGGAGATCGGCGTCGCTGGCCCCCCGAGATTGATGGTGGCGCCCTCTGCGTCGTCAAGCTGATTGCCCAGAAGGATGCCCCTGGCCTTGGTTGCGTTGTGACCATTGGAGCCGAATCGGCCAACAAAGCCCGAACTCACCGGAATGCTTGTGCTGGTAATGCCGCCACAGAAGAAGATTTGGTCGATTGAAATGGATGAAGGAGCGTGGATGAACTGGTCCACAAATGGCCCGTTGTCCATATCGCCCGTCCCTATTGAACCAGCAGGCGCCGATCCATCACTCTTGAGCAGGTGGATGCAGTTGGGCAGGAATCTACCAGATGTATCCTTGAAGAAGCTGCGTTGCAGGCTTGAGTTCCAAGAAGTTATTGAAGCCGATTCACGCACATAGATTGTGCGACCAAGTATTGCGATATTGATCTTTGTATTGAGCTTGTAGGATCCAATGAAGGTATGATAGAACTGCCGGAACGTCCATCCTGAATGCACAACGGTCGAGCCGTAGTGCCGAGTCGCGGAGTTCTCGATTGGATAGTCGCTGGTGCTTGGTAGGCCGATCCCGCCGCTGGTAATAACGGTGTTTCCACGCAGGTAAATATTACTGATTGAGAGTGGCGCTTCTGTCTGTATGTCGATGTAGGGGGGCCTGGCCGCGCCAAGGTTTTCCTTGTGTGACGGGAGCCCAGGGCCAAAGATACAATCGTAGAGTTTGATCGTATCGGTTGTGCGCGAGGTCGCTTGAATTACTGACGTTGACGTAACCCAAGTGGTAAACGCACCATTGAACCCGCTTGTGGTTCTGATGCTGCTTAGCAGGGTATCAACGTTTGTACTTGTGTTGGTCGAATAAACAAGGGATGGCGACCCAACGGAGATAATTTGGTTTGAGGTAAGGTCGTCCCCGTCAAAACCGGCAATGATCAGTGGAGCCCTTGTGCTCACGCTGCCTGCGACCCATTTGATAACCTCAGCCAGGCCAAGGAAGGCAAAGCCGCCCCTGAACTCAACTGATTTCTGAAACACCATTGCATAGGGGTTACATGCAACATGCAGCTTCGTTCCGTTACTGTCTGTCCCAGCACTTGTGCCGGAGCGCAATAGGAGCCGGAATGGAATGAACTGCGGGATCAGCGCTCCATTGTCGTACCCCTCTCCATTGAAGTAGTTAGTAGCGCCAACTGTGCTAAATCCTGAACTGCTTGGGAAAGGCATTGCCGAGAATGCGCTGTCCCAGGATTCAAACCTTACATTGCATGTCCAGGTTGCATTTGGGAAATAGTAACCAGGAGCAATCCTGATAATGGCTGTAATCTCAGTGCCCGACAGCACCTGATTTGCGTACTCGGCTGCGCGGGCAAGGGATGGGACGGCATTGCCGCCTGACGTGGGCGGGGTCGCCAACATGCTCGTCAAGTTGCGGTCCGTTGCGCCTTCCTTCACATACAGGATCAGCTCTCCAGCCAGCGCCGAGACGAGCTGGTTGGCGCTTTTCCATGCGTTGAGGCCTGCAACCGTGACGGCCTCAGGTGTAGCGTTGATTGCGGCGTCCGCAGTAGCGATCGAAGCTGCCGAACCAGTCTTGGTCAGCTCCGACAGCGGCGCCAATCTGGTCACCCCCAGCCGGGTGGTCTGCCCAGCCTGCCCGGCCTGGTTGTCGAAAGCGACGGTGCCAGAGAATTCAGCCGAGCCAGGGACCGTGAGCTGATTGGTGACCGTCAGGGTTGGATAGATGGTGCTCTGACTGGTGTTGATGTCACCAGCGCCGATCGATTCAACCGCCAGCGTTTGGCCGGTGGTGGTGTCCTCCAGGCCTCGGGGACTCACCAGCAGGCCATCCTCCTGAGAGCCCTGGGGGATGACCCTGCCGCCACCCTGGCTGGTGAAGTAATAGGTGAATCGATTCTGAGCGCTCATATCCTGCGCAGCGGCAGGAACGGCCTTGGAATAGTTGCCCAGGCCAGACCCAAACCAGCGATGACTGCCCATCCATAAAGTCGATGGCCGCCGGAACTCGACAGGCCAGTTCACCGCCGCATTTGCTGCGCCGCCAGACGGGGAGACGCTGCTCAGGGCCAGCGTGGTGGCCGGGTTGGATGTAAGCGCTGGATTGCGGCTCCTCGATGCCTCGGCGCGGGGGACTAGGGCGGCATGGGCGTCGCTGGAGCCATAGCCAAGAGCGCTCAGCAGCAGGAACGCACCCAGGTAATCGGTGCCAGTGCGGTACGGGGCATAGATGGATGCTGATGCGGTCCAGGCCGTTGACCAGTTGATGCCGCATGTAGTTGTTTCCTGCGCACCGTCGGTGTCAGTGTCAAAGATCAGGATCGGCGCTTCGTTTTTGAGGTTGTCCTCTGGGGCATAAGTGCTCTCCATGTGGACGAACGTCTCCTGCCACAGCGTGGGATCCGGCGCTGTTGTTGCGCTCGTTAACGCCTGGCTGTTGATGTAGTGCTTGTTGGCGTAGAGCACAACAGTGCCGGCCCTGTAGGTGGTGGCATTGGCATAGTTGACGGCGGTGCCGCCGCGCCTCAGAGTCACTTCAGAAGTCTTCAGAACACCAGAGCCAGGGGTATCACCAACCCCGGTCGCAGTGACCAGCAGCAGCTCCGTAGAGCCACTGAGCACGCGAGAGATTGATGCCGAAGTGGCATCGGTCTGCAGCACGTAGTTGGCTGTCGGGATGCGTGCTGATGTGGTGTTGGACAGCTTCAACGACAGCCGCCGCTCTGATGGGCTGCGGGTGTCCACCAGGCGGCGCACATAGACACGGGCGCCGATCGCCAATGAGATTCCATTGCCCCCGGTTCCAACGGCTCCACCGCTTGGATCAGTGAGCGCCGAGCTGATATTGAGCCGGGTTGGGGTGGTCGATGACCAGGCGCTGGATGTAACAGGGGCACGCCAGTCGGTGCCCTGCTGGTTTTCGACCCAGAGATAGGAACCGCTGGGCAGGGAATAGCCTTCCTGGCCCAGCAGGTCGGGCACCGTCGAGCTGCTGCCGTAGGGCGCCAGCGCAGTGCTCAAGGTGATGGTTGAGGAGGTGAAAGCAGTGATGGTCCCCAGGTAGTACCGCTGGATGTTGCCTGTTTTGAACTCAGGGCTAAGCGGAACCTTGATGGCGCTGATCTGCCAACTCTTGTCGTTGGGGAAGGCTGCCTTGCGATAGCCCTTGGCAAGGCCAGCCACCCCACCAAAGCTGCTGTTGCCGTTGTTGCTGTCAAGCTCGCCGCCTGTATCAACAAAGCTCTGAGCACCTTCGCCAATATCAAAGATCGAAACCTTCTGAGCAAAGCCCTCATTGATGACACCGACGCCAATACTGCGCCGTGCTGGGTTCATCCTGATGTTGTCAGGCGTCTGCGTGATGTAGTCCGCGTAGTTGGAAACCGCAACCCAGTTGCCACCCGAATACTTTTGCCAGCAGCGCATGTCGCCCTGCTCGGAGATTCCCTTTTGCAGGGAGACGCCCGTGAAGTTGGCGAGCACAAACGACTTGAATCCATCAACTTTGGCGCCATCAACCCACAGGCGGCCCATGCCGTAGTTGGAGCGCACCGAGCACTGAAAGATGTAGAACGACGCTGATGCCGTTGAATCCCATGCCTGTGTTGGCGTGCCGCTGATCGGAGCGGCGATGGTGTATTCAGTTCCTCGCGCTACAAGCAGCGCTTGGCTCAGGTTGCCGCCAGATCCGCAAGCGGTGTAAACGTTGGCGTAGAAGGCATCCAGCTCGGCCTTGGTGGCGTGGCCGAACATGGACAACAGGTGATGCGTTGATGCAAGCCCAATCTTGTCCATGGCCGTGATGCCATAGGCATACCCGCCGCCAGTGGTCTTGAACATCTGGCGCCGCAGCGCATAGGTGGCCACGCCATTGGAATAAGTTGGCGCCTCATCAACGTCACCGCTCGGCACCCAGTTGGGCCGCACGATGGTGTGGCGCAGGTCGCCAAACTCCGAGACGATGGAGGCGCCACGGGGGAGCAGGACGCCGCCCTCAGTGGGGTTGAAGCCGATCAGTTGTGCAGCGGTGGGCTCAAACCCATCGGTCCATGCACTGACGGCAGAGCCATCGGCGGCTGGGTTGTTATAGACGGTGTGCAGACCAGGGGCCAGCACGATGCACACGCAGTCAACGTGCGCCATGGGGTCATTGATGTACCAGTTCTTGCTGGTGATGATCGCCGCTTCGATGATGGCGCGGTTGATCGTTTTGAACGGCGAGTGGCGGGTGTACCCGCATGTCAGCCGCTGATTTTCAAGCCGCTTCAGCTTCTGCGCGACAACCTGTTCTGTGCTGCTGCCGCTGGCGGCTTCCTTGGTGTTGTAGCTACCGGCAGCAAACGTGTCCTTGCCGATGTAGGGGTTGACATAGAGAACGAATGGCGCCGTCAGCGGGTCCGTTGATTCGCTGCTCCCGGGGGCGATATTGGCCGCGCCGATGAGCTGCCGCAGGCCGTCAAGAGCGGCGCTGAGCTGCTCCTTTGCCGTGGCCTGGCTGGTGGCCAGAGGCCACGAGCCGGAATCTGCCGCCTTCTTGACGATCGCCACGCTTAGACCGGCTGAACTTTCTCAGCTCAGGCTAGGAAGGCTGATCGTCAGGCCCCCATTTTGAGCTGGGTTTCGCCCAGAACCAGGAATGCAGCGCTGCCAGTGATCAGCTTGGAAGCGGCGGTCTGAACGCCAGTTCTGGCCAACAGCAGATCGGCCTCGTACCAGAGCGAGCCGCCAAGCTTCGGCTCTCGAGTGGGATTGGCTGTGGTGGGATCGGCTGTCTGGTCTCGGCACAGGTAGAACCGGGCCCGGGTCTTGCAACCGCGATCGAGCATCATCACCAGCCGCAACAGGGCGGTGCTGTCCTGATAGCCGCTGCGGTAGGTGCGATCGATGTCGAACTGCAGGGTTCCGCTTCCGCGCACCAGCGCCTTCACCGAATCGCCGTAGCCCTCGGATAGCGCGGTGGTGTCCTGAGTGCCGCCCTCCTGATCCAGGGTCCACTCAGCCAGATGAGCCTGAATCTTCCAGCCGATCAGGTCGGGCGATGCCACCGCATCAGGGATGGTGGTCAGCGATTCGGCCGACTGCTCGGGCTTGGCCAGCGGTAGCAGGGCCAGCACGGTCTGCGACAGGCTCACCAGTGCCGCCTGGAACGCCGCTGCCGCTTGGAAGGGCGCAATCACCAGGGCGCCAAACGCGACGCCGCTCAGCGCCATGCGGCCGGTGGTGCCACCGTTCACCGCATTGATCTCAGAGTCGTAAAACGACAGGCGGCCCAACGTGTCGCGGCCGGCATAGCAGCTCAGCTGGGTGGTGAGCCCGGTGCCAGTGGCTGATTCCCAGAACGGCGCCGAATTGCTCGATGCCCAATAAGCGCCGGCATCGTCGCTGCGGTGCGCAGTGGCTGGCCCTGCGATGCCCTGCCCGCCCCAGTGGCGATGACCATCGGGGCAATCGGCATAGCCATCGGCATTGGAATCGATCGGCAGGCCCCGGGCGCAGGTCAGCAGCACCCGATCACCAGGCCAATACCCAGGCTCGCTGAGCCAGATCTTGCCGCTGTCGAACCGGGCATCGCTGATCACCGTGAGCGGTGGCGCCTCCCGGCTGAGCTCCAGTTCGCCACCGGTGCCAAGCAGTGACATCAGATCGTGCCGCTGATCTCGTTGAAGGTGATGCTGGCGCTGACCTGCACGATGTCACCCACTGACACCGACACCCCAACCTGACCAAACAGCACGGTGCCACCAATGCTGCGGTCGAGCAGGATCAGCTGTAGATCATGGTCGGCATCGGAGGCGTTCAGAATCTGCTGGAGGATTGAGCTGGCCTGGCTGCTGCGGTCGTATTGCAGGGTGCAGGAGCCGGAATAGCTGCGCAGGCCATAGACGAACGTGCGCGAATCCTGGCCCAGAGCGGTGTCTTCGTTAAGGTCGCTGCTGAGCGACAGGCTCACGTCGCGGGCCTTGGCGATGGCGGTGCCATCCAGGCGGAGCTCCGCGTCTCGGCTGGTTAGAACGGCCATGAACCCTTATCCCTTTGCCTCAGGCTAGACAGCCACTGCTTTGAGCTGAACGCTGATATTCACCCGGCCGGCCAGGTCGCGGTCCTGTGAGCGGGTCGGCGGTTGACCGGGGAGGAATCGCCACTGCAGGCCCGGCAGAACCGGGGCGTCATCGGGGGCCCAGATCTCCGCCGGGAGGATCAGCTCGTCCATGCCGCAGCGGCTGTCCAGCCAGGCAGCTTCGATCAAGAGCCAGTCGGCCACAGGTTTGGCGTTGAAGCTGAGCGAGACACTGGCGTCCACCGCAAGGCTGCCCCGCTGCCGGCGGAAGGTGGCGCCAGCAACGGATCGGCTCTCGGTGACGGGCACAGCCGGGGGCACGTACTCACGATTCGCCGGGCGGATTGCGGGGAAGTTCACGCTCACGAGATCACCACCGTATGCAGGTCCGTCCTTCCCAGTCTGAGCACCCGGTAGGAGCCGGATGCCGTACCGCTCAGGTCGATCGCTGCCCCACCTGGCGCTGTCGCCACGGTGAACGCGCTGGTGGTGAGGCCACCGGAACGCACGTAGTAGGGGGTGCGCTCCAGCAGGCCCACAGGCAGGGCGCCAGTAGTGCCAGGGGCGACGCTGAAGGTGATCTCATCGTCCGCCGCCAAACCATGGGCGGTGGCGTTGCAGGTGTCGGTGCTGACAGTGAATGTCACGGGAGCATCAATGGCGCGGTCCGTGGCTGCTGAGCTGCTGACTCGGCATTGCAGAACGTAAGTCCCAGTAGCGCTGAAGGTGGCGGCTGCGGTGGATCCGTTCGTGGTGACGAACGCAACAGAGCCGCCCGAAGGAACCACCGGCACCGACCAGCTGTAGGCAAGGTCGGCGGCGGCACCGGTGATCGCCGCGGTGAAGGTGGTGGCGAATGGACTGGTGCCGGTGGTGGCGCCGCTGATCGTGACGGTGCCGATCGTGGTGGACCCCGATACCGCTGCCGCAAAGACTGCCTGGGTCGCCGTGATCGTGACCCCGCTGCGGGTCACGGCGCAGCTCGCCGTCTTGGCCCCGGCGCTGGTGGCGGTAATTGTCGTGACCGCTGCTGTGGAGCTGCCGAACGACAGGCCCGTGCCGCTCCAGACATAGCTGTAGCCGGTGCCAGTGCCAGACACCACCGCCGAGTAGGTGGCCGCCACCCCAACGGTCAGGGTGGAGGGACCGACGACCGTGGCGCCTGTGAATGTTGGGGTGATGGTGCCTGGTGCGTCGGTGGAGCCAACCGCGCCCTCAATAACCCAGTTACCTGAAACGTCCCAGCCGGTTGAAATCGTGCTGTAGCCGCTGGTATTGGTGGGCCAGTGCAGCGCGGTCACATCGATATTTCCCTCATCGTTGAAGGCCATCGACTGCACCTTGTAGGTCTGCTCCTTTGCGGCCAGCTCCGCAATCGTGAACACGGCTTGCGGCTGGCTCACAGCCGTGCCGCCTGTGATCGTGATCGTCGTTTCCTGGATCCCGCCGACTCCATCCCACAGCATCACCGAATAGGTGCCATCGCTGAGCGGATCACTGGCCAGGATCGTGCCATCGGCCAGGATGGCGCCATTGCGGGGCTTGGCATAGGCGACGGTTTCCATCGCCAACCGGAAGCACCGGGCCGGTGAAAGTGTGGCCTGCTGGGGGACGGTGGAGAACGTCACCTGATGGGTAGAGAGCCGCTTTAGGCGACACTTGAGCTTGGCCACATCAATGGCATGGCGCTCTGAAGTACAGAACTCGCTCATGTCAATGCTCTCGATTGGCGCCGCCTCGCTGGTGCCAGCCTCGCGGACCGTCACCTCGCGGATCACCGGAAACAGGCCTCGGTTGCTGCCATCCCCAACGGCGGCCCGTTCTTCCCGCCACTTCACGCTCACCCGGATCCGCTGCCGGTCTTGCTGGGGGAAGTAGCTGAGCTTAAATGACCCTTCGACGATGTTGCCGCCGTTGAAGCTGCCGGTGATCGGCTCGGCTTCATCAAACAGCACTGCAGGCTGCAAATAGCTGACGCCGTTGCGGGTCACCAGATCGAGCAGGAATAGAGCCGCTGTGTCGTTGCCCCATTCGCGGATATTGACCGGCTTCGGCAGCGTACCGTCCCAGAAGTAGCGGCGATTGCGGGTCCAGGTCGTCGCAGAGGCGAACGATGCCGAATCCACCTGGAGCGGGGAGAGAATGGAACCGACCCCATATCGCTCGCTGGTGAGCCCGTTGGCCAGCAGATCGGGGAACGAGTGCGAGGCGGCCATGGCCTGATTCACATAGGCGCTGAGCTGTCCAAGTTGAGTTGACTCTGAGCCGCTTCGGATGTTGATGCCGACCAGGGCCAGGTTGTCGTAGGTGGGTGGGGTCGGTGGAATATCGATGACATTGATATAGGTGATCTCGTGCTCTGGGCTGCTGCAGCTCGCGGTGAACTCCTCGTAGACGAACTGCTCGGCCAGCCGCCCCCAGTCGTCCACGATGTTGCTGCCATCGATGTAGGGGATGCCAATGTCGCCAACCGCAGGGATTGTGCATGGCATCTGGAATTCAGACTGCTGACGGTTCAAGAAGCTGCCTGGCACCCGCACCACGGCGCTGCCATCGGTCAGGGTGAGCATGGTGGAGATCCTGGCGTCAATCACCACCAGCTCACCAGTGGCGACGTTGTTACGAATCTCCCAGCCGCTCACCGGCTGATACTCCACCTCCCAGCGCTGACGCGAGGGGAACTCGATTCGGTTGAACCAATACTGCTGCTGTTGCGTACTCCCCGACACGCCGAATAGCTGCGGAAACTGGGACCAATCCGCTGAGCTGCCTGCAATGCGATACCGCAGGCGCCAGAAGCTGAAGCGGGTTTCAATCTGAGTGATTGAGCCGGACTGAAAGTTTGTTGTGTCAAGGGTCTGCCGTGGCGGCAGCAACTGGCTCTCGTAGATCAGGCAGGCATTGAGATCAATTCGGTAGTAGCTGGGCGAGTCCTTGATGTTGCAGAAGCCAGATACCCGGATTCCGACCACGGATTTGCCGCCGATCTCGATAACTTGCGCAGGCTGGGGAACTGCAATCGTTGCCCTGGCCATCCTCATGATGTGAGGCGCTGCCGTGCCGCACCTGGCGCCGCTGGTGGTGGGGAAGTCGCAAGACCCATTGGCAACGATCGTGAATGTGGCCGTGATGGAGACACCGCCGCCGATCGGCTGGCTTTGCACATCAGAGCGGAACACATCATCTGATGGCGTGCGCGACTTGCACACCGCAACTGCTGAGCCGATTCGGTAGGTTTCCCCCACCACGATGGAGTCATCCCATTGGCGCTGGCGGCCAGCCACGGCGGTGGCGATATCGCCTTTGGGCTCTGAGTAGCTGCCGCTGGTGAACAATTCGCTGGCCGAAGTGGAGGCGCTCAGCGTGTAGTCCACCTCATCACCTACTAACAGGCTGGTGCTGGTGATGGTTGAGCCGCCGCGACGCAGCGCCACCAGGCCGCCACGGCTCTGACTGATTGAGTCGTTTTTCTGGCGCTGCACCAGCGCCGAGTTGTCCGGTGAGCACTGGATCTGGGAGTATCCACGGGAACTCCAATAGCTCGACGCCTGGACGATGTTTGGCGCGGTGGCGGGCCGCATCGATGGGTTGAGCCTGAACGCCAGACCGTTGCCGATCGGCGCGTAGACCCCGAAGGTGGTCTGACTGCTGGGGGAGTAACTGTAACAGGTGGCTCGCACCCACTCGTTGTTCAGGCCACGCACCTGAAATACATCGGCGGCGCCAGCGGCCTCTGCGTTGCCGGGGTCGTTGGCGGCCAGGCGACCATCAATGCGATCGGTGGCGCGGATCCTGCCGCCACCGGGCCGGTGGTAGATCGTGATCCTGGCGCTGCTGTCACCCGCTGCACCCAGGTCGTAGCTACTCAGCAGGTTTTCCCCGAAAGCAAATTGGCTGGCATCAATCCCGGTGATCGGTGCTTCGCCCAGCAGGTAGACCGCCCGCAGCATCTGGGATCCGCCCAGGCTGACCATCTGCGACCACAGCAACGGACAGTTCACCCGCACGCCGCCGTAGGTCACACCGTCAATGGTTTCACGATTGGCCCAGACAACAGGCACGGTGGACCCAAGTTCCACCACGTCCTGGCTGCTGCTGATCCCGGCCTTGGCCCCGAACTCTGAGCGATCCACCAGCCGCAGGCCCTGCTGATCGTTCTGGCGCAGCTCACCAGGTCTGCCGGGGCGCTTGAGGCGTGGGGTGAGCAGGTAGGCGGCGGCTGACAGCGCGGCGCTGATTGCCACGCTGATTAGCAACGGGATGATCAACAGCGCCACCGGGCCGGATGCTGGCCTGGTTCTGCTCAGTTGCTCCTGAACCCGTAAGTATTCCAGGTATTCGTCTTCAGTGAATCCAACTGCTTCAATGATCTGCCGGTCGATCGGCAGCAGCAGCCTGGAGTGACGTTTGCCGAGCATCAGAACCTCACATCAGCGCTGGGCGGCAAGGCGCCGACCATGGCCTGGGTCAGCACCCGCCGGGGCCAATCGCCGCCGATTGCATCCAACGGACTGCCCAGCATCACGCTCACCTGCTGCTCGTCATGGGTGAAGCCAGTCACAGCATAAGTGTCAATCATCTGCACACTGGTTTCATTCAGGGTGACAGCATCCAGCCAGACCGTGCGCACCTTGGCAATCCACAAATCATCGGCTGCTTGCTTCCAGATATTCAGCCCCAGCACGTTGGCTTGGAACACCAATAGCGCCTCGGCATTCGGAAAGCCAAGATCAACCGTGGCGCCGGTATATTCAAAGCCACCGAATAGATAACTCACTCCACCATGGGTTCGTGTCTGGCCAACGTGAAACTGCTGGAACGCATAGCCAGTGGGGGCGCCATCACGGGTTAGAAACTGCACGTAGACGCCTTCGGCAATGTCGTGATCCATCAGATCCCCACGCTCCTGCGGGCTGCTGGGGAGGCCTGGAGCGCCCGCTGCTGCCGTGCGGTTGAACGGTTGGCGGCGCTGTTGGCGATGCCTTGGGCTTGCTCCACGGTCACGTAGTCAACGCTGTTGATGCGCGTGGTCTCCAGCTGAATTCGCGTTGTACTGCCGCCGCTGGCAGCAGCAGCCGCTGTGGCCTTGGCGGCTGATTCTTGGTTGGCGGCCTGCACCATCCGGGTGATCACCGCATCAGTGCGCTCAAACCTGCTGCTGGAGCTGGAGCTGGAGCCAGGCAGCGCCGCGCCAGTGGCGCCAATCACGCCGGGGTCGCCCATCGCTCCATCGGCACCACCGACAGGGATGCCAGGGATCGCTGGGTAGGAGGTGGCCCCGCTGCCGCCGCGGCGGATGGCTGGGCCACTCCGCATGTGGTCGGTGACCGTTTCCTGTGGGTGGAGCATCGCCATGAAGCCGCCTTGCCCGTCGAGGCCGCCGGACCTGGCGCCGTCGCCGGTGTAGCCGCCGCCGGCGAAGCTGTAGCCGCCCGAGGGGATGAAGGCCTGGCCTGGCATCTCAAACTTGCTGCCAGCGCCGCCGCCGATCCCGCCAATCAGCGACATGATCGTCTTCAGCACCATCTGCCGGATGATCATTCGGCTGGTGTCAGCCAGCACCGATGCGGCAAATGCTTTGAAGTTGGTGGTGCCAGTGGTGGCCAACTCGGCCAGGCTGTTCTCGAGGCCGCCGATGCTGTCGGTGGTGAGCTGGCCCACGGCATCGCGCATGGTGCCGACCGAATCGACGAAGCCCTGCAGGCCCTGCTGTAGGCCGGCACCGACGCTGCTGCGGCTGCTCATCTCCTGCATGTAGGCCAGCGAATCGGCCAGCGCTTCGGCCCGCAGGCGCTCGGTGATCAGCTGCTGGTCGGTGATGTCCGCCATCTTCTTGTCGAGCTCCAGCTTCGCCAGGGCCCAATCGTTGATCTGAGCCGCCACCAGCAGCTCACCCTCTTGGGCGCTGCGGACGTTGGCGTACTTCTCGGCGTACTCGCGCATCCGCTCCGTTCGCGCCTGGTCGTATTCGGCCTGTGCCTTCTCAAGCGGATCCATGGCTGCTGCCACCTGAAGCCGGGCCTCGCTGGTGGCCAACAGGTCGCGGGCGGATCCGAGTTGCTTCTGGGTTTCCTCGGCTGCCTTGGCGGCTGCCTTGGCCTGGTCCTGCAGCTGCTGCCCGTAATCGCCGAGCCCCGCACCGGGACCGCTGCCGGCGATCTCGCCAAACACCTTGCGCGCGTTGGCCTGGCGCTCGCCCATGGCCTTGACGCCGGAGCGCTCGTAGTGCCTGTCAAACAGGTAGGCCGCCTGCTCGGGAGATTGCGCAGTCTTGAGCTTGGTCAGGGATGCGGCTTCGGGCCCCATCATTTCAGACACCAGGAAGCGCAGCTGGGTGGCCATGTCCCCGGCCTGACCGCGACCACCGGCGAAGCGCACCAAGTCGGCCTGGCGGCTGCCGGTCCACTGGGCGAGGCCATAGCCGCCGACTCCGCGGGGCAGGCCAACGGCTCCGCCTTCGTTCACCCGGGGGTTCAGGCCTGATTCGCGCATCAGGTTGCCGACAATGCCGGCGGCCTGGGCATCGGTCAGGCCCAGCGCCGACTTCAGGGCGTTGGCGATCTGGGCGGCTGCGCTCTGCCCCTTGGCCCCGGCAGATCGGCCACCAGCCTTGCCCGCGCCACCACCGCCCCCACCGCCATAGCCGCTCAGGTCCAGCGCTGCCGCCGCCGGCGCCGCAATGCCACCGCCGCCACCGCCGCCCTGGGCGCCGCCAGCGCGTGGACCCATTGAAGAGGCGCGGCCAATGGCGCCGATGGCATAGGAGCCGATCGGGCCGAGCAGCGCGCCACCGGCAGCCTGGGCCACTGCGATCCCGAGCTTGTCCCGGATCGCCTTAGGTATGGCGTTCACCATGCCCGAGATGTGCTGAGACACCCAGCCCATGGTTTCGCGGGCGATGTCAGCGATGAACCCGAAGCGGCCTGCAAAGGCCTCTGCAATCTTGCCGCCGGCCCACTGCGCGTTTTTGACCAGCTCGCCCCACTTGCCGCTGATGAAGCGGCCAGCCCCGGCGGCAAAGTTGCCCATGGCCTCCATGGCGCTCTTGAAATCACCGCTGATCACGTCGCCGAGATTGCCAACGAAATCGCGGAAGGCGTCGTTGGTCTTGTAGACGTACGCCGTCAGCGCCGTCAATGCGGTGACGCCAGCCAACGCCCAACCCCAGCCAGGGATCCCCAGGATGGCCACCTTCACCGCGTCAAGGCCGCCGGCCAGCAGGGGCATCACGCCACCAGCCAGCGCGGCCTGATAACGCATGATCTCCATGGCGGCGCCAGTGCCCTGGATGGCGGCTCCCCCCAGCTTCACGGCGCTGGTCAGCGGGCCCCAAGCAATGGCCAGTGCAGCCGCAGCCACGGTGGCCTGTTGAAGCCCTGGCGGCAGGCTGTTAAACCCGGCGACCGCTGCGGTCACGGCGTCGGTGACGGCGTTCAGGGCAGGGAGCAGGGCAATGGTGAGATCCATGCCCAGCGCGCTGACCTTGCCGCTGAGAATCGCCAGCTTGTCCCTGTACTCATCAGCCTTCTTGGCGAAGGCGGCGGTCATCTTGACGCTGAGCGAATCAATCGCCGCGCCGCCCATATTGAGCATTGGGATCATCTCGGCTCCGCTCTTGCCGAACAGGGCCATGGCCAGGGCCGTCTTGGTCACGCCGTCCGGCATGGCCTTGAAGCGGTCGGCGATCTCCAGGGTCACCGCATCGGCGCTCTTGATGTTGCCGGCCGCATCCTTGGCGCTGATCCCCAGGGCTTTCAGCGCATCGGCCGCCTTGCCCTTGCCGGTGGTGGCCGCTTCAAACATGCCCTTGCTGAGCCGGCCCAGGCTCTTGGCCACGTTGTCGATATCGGTGCCAGACGTGGCCGCTGCCTTCTTGAATTTCGCCAGGGCCTCGACGCTGACGCCGGTGCGCTGGCTCAGGTCGTTCATCGCGTCGCCCGCATCGATGGCGCCCTTCACCAGGCCCACCAGGCCGGCCGCGCTCATCAGCGGCAGCAGGGCGCCCAGGGAGCTGGTCAGCAGCGCCGACGATCCAGCCATGCCACGCATCGCAACCGACGCGCCAGCGGCCGTCTGCTGCACACCCTGCAGCCCGCGATTCAGCGCGACGATTTGATTCGCGCCTTGAACGTCGGTCTTGATTCTCAGCAGCGCGTCGAGGTTCGCCATCAGGCCGCAAGCTCCGCCAGCTTGGCCAGGGCCGCGTCTTCCATTACCCGCACATCCTCCAGCACTTCAAGGGGGTTCGGCTCTTGCTCCAGGCTAAGGAGGCTGAGCACGACGCCATAATCCAGGCCGATCCGCTGGCCATCGCTGACGCGCCATTGGGTGCAGCACCGCAGAAACATCCGGATCCCCTTCTCGGCGTCGGGGTGGATGTCGAAGATCTGCACCTCAGGCTCGGGCACGATCACCCCCAGCCCTGCGGCTTCCACTGGGTCTGGTCCCTGTTGCTGGCCGCCGGTCACCCAGAGCTCGGCGGCCTCGATCAGTTTTTTCGCTTGCCCTTTGCCAGCGACTCCAGCCAGGCGGCCACGATGGCGGAGGCCACCAAGGGGACGTTCAGGATCTTTTGACGGCTGACCTCAGAGAACGGCACATCGTCGCCAGCTTCGTCAAGAATGCCGGCCCAGCCGGTCAGCACCTGATCCAGCAGCTCGAGATCAGAGATGGTGCCGCCTTCGATCTTCTCCCCGATCTCGCGCAGGCGATCCTGCGGGAGCCGCTTGAACTCGGCGTCGAAAGTTTCCTTGTCGAACTTGCCGCCGTCCACTGGGAACTCAACGACGACGGGCCAGCGGTAGGTGACCGACTGGGAGCGGAGCTGGAGGGGCATGGGTTGGAGTGCAGTGGTTCAGGCTCGGCAGCCTGATCAGGTCAGGGCCAGCGAAAACTCGTTGTTGCCGGCCGTGGTGGGAAGGAACACGCAGGGGAGATTCAGCATGATCACCCCGTTCATGTCGCCATAGGTGGGGTTGGTGATGTCGGTCTGAGCGCCGGTGAACACCGCGCGGTTGCCGGCGGTGGTGCCATGCGTGAAGGTCAGGTTGCCGGTGGTGGTGCCGGTGGCGATGCTGAAGAAGTCCTTGGTGGCAATGGGCACCGACTCGATCATCACCTGACCGCTGGGTTTGCGGTCGGTGATGAGCACCTCTTTGGTGCAGCCGATCAGCTCGCGATATTGGATCTCGTTGTTCATCGCGAAGGAGAACGACGACAGGCAACCGGAATAGGAGAACAGACTGAAGGCCGTGGTGTTGCCGCTGGTGAAGATCAACGGATCGGCCTGGTTGCCATAGGTCACAGAGCCCACAGCCGTATCGGTGGGGGTGCTGTAGACGCCCGTGCCGGTAAAAGAGATCACGGGGATCTGGCCCAGCTCGCCCTTAATCTCAAAGGTGCCGCGCCAGCCGGTCACGGCGTGCTTGATGCCGTCCGCAAAGTAGTAGACGGTGGCGCTGCTGAAGGCAGAGCTCACCGGGGCGTAGGTGACGCTCGTCGATGCCACGGTTGTGGCTGCCGTTCCGCAAGCCAGCATGGCGGGGCCCCAACGGGGAGCGGTGCCAGCGGTGCCGCTGCCGGCCAGCTCCACCTCAAAGTTGCACTGCACCTTGATGTTGGCCAGCAGCTGGGTGCTGTTGCCCAGGTAAGGCCGCACCAGGTCCCGGCTCACCACATCAGCATCGATCGGCGAAATGTCCAGACTGCGCACGGTCAGCGCATCGGTTCCGGCCGGCGTGGCATCGGTGCCGTAGCTCGATTCAGTCTTGAGAAGAATCGTCCGCTTGCGCGTCAGGAATGGCATCGGTCAGCTCGGTGGGGTTGGGGGCAGGAGCGGTGCGGCTGATCAGGGTCCGCTTTCCGGTCTTCGGGTTGAGCAGGTATTCACCGCCCACGCCGTCGAACTCGTCTGAGATCAGGCTAGGAACCGTCATTGGGTCAGGTCTGTGGTCAGCGTTCGGAACGGGATCCGATAGCTCAGGCTAAGAATCCCGATCTCCCCTGGCTCGCCCTTCCACTCGCTGGGGCCTGGGTCGATCGAGTGGGTCAGCCCGCCAAGGGTGCGGTCGGCCATCAGGCGGCTGTGAGCATCGACCCGGATCGGATCGGCCAGGGCGCTCAGCGGTGAGCCGCTGATCAGGATGTCCACCGACACGGTGATGGTGTAATCGGTGAAGGGGATTGATGTCTGGCCTGGCTCTTCGCCCAGCGGTTCCACCACCAGGCAGGGCATCTCGTTGCGGGCGACGGCTTCCCAGCGATCCCGGAACACCCGGCCGCTGATGCCGGCGGTGGGAGTGATCGCGGTGGTGATGGCCGCCAGGATCCTTTCGCTCTTGCTCAGGGTCATGGCTTCGGCTCCACGGAATCAACATCAGGCCGGCGGCGGCGACCCAGCCCCAGCATCCGCCCAGCGGCTGGGAGTGCGCCTTGGATGGGGCTCGGCACCAGCACGCCTAGGGCCCAGTTCCAACGGCTCTCGCACGCCACCCAGGGGGATGGGGCGCGGTATTCACAGATCCCGATGTACCCAGCCAACAGCGCGGCAGTTACCCAGCTCATTTGACTGCCTCCCGCTCAATCGCGGCCGGAACAGCAAGCCTGAGCTGAAACATGGTGGCGAGAGCCGGGATCCCCACTGCCAACACCAGGCCGATCCCGGCGATCTGGGCGAGTCGGGATTCCAGGGCGCGCTGGCGGCTGAACAGGGCGTCGAGGTCTTTGGTGATCCTCGCCACATCTTCCTTCCGCTCGGCCATGATCGCCAGGATCGAGTCGATCTTGGCTCCAAGCTCTGCCAGGCGCACATAAATGTCGCGGTGGCTTACATCGTGCTCAGGCGGCATGGCAGGCATGGAAGGTGCTCTCAGTCTGGCAAGAGCGCGGCTACGAAATCAGCCGGGAGGTTGCAGGCCTCGGCCACGCTGACGAAACCGGCAACAACTTCGGGGGTGACGTTTGCGGCGAGGCACACAAGCTTCCAGGCACCAGCGAAATCAGCAATGTTGCCCTTTTCGGCCTCATAGAGCGAAGCTGATAGTGCTCCTGCTGCGATTGGCTCGGTCGGATATGCCGCGATGGCGATGGACTTCAGCGTGTCGCTGCCTAGGGCGATTCTTTTGAATCTGCCCCAATCAGGCATAGGCGCGGGCTCGGGGATTGCCACCAGCTCCCACCCATACGTTGCGGAGCCGTTTACATCGTCGCTGTCAGGATCAGTGATGCTGACCACCGGCTCCAGCGGTTGCAGGTAATGCGTGGCCGAGTCGTATTCGGGCTCAGGTTCGCGGATTACTTCCACCACATAGGCGGCATCACGGTCCAGGCCAGCCACGGGTTCCTTGTCCTGGCGGGGGTAGGGGAGCAGTTGGCTGGTAGCGCGGTCGAGGAGTAGACGGGTCATGGTTGGTTAGATTGGATAGCGAATGATGACGATGCCGGAGCCGCCTGCCGCTCCAGCGCCGTTACCCCTCCCGCCACCACCACCACCACCGCCTGTATTGGCTGTTCCTGCCGTTGGGCTCGGACCTGGGGTGCTACCGGCATTGCCGCCACCGGCATTGCCGCCACCGCCATTGCCGCCACCGCCGCCAATGCCGCCATTATAGTGCCCGCCTCCGCCTCCGCCGCCACGCACTACGGCAGTGCCCGTGATGTTGCTGGACAATCCACCACCTCCAGCGCCTCCCAATTGACTGGTCCCCCCGAGCCCTGAGGCTCCACCGCCTCCTCCTCCGCCGTTGTCGCCGGAGTTGACGTAAGACCCACCATTTCTACCCTGTGCGCTGTTCCCGGCCCCGCCACTTCCGTAGGGTGTCTGGGTATCGCCTCTGGACGCACCGCCGCCACCTGAGCCCCCTGAATTTCCCATTGAAACGGCAGCATTGGTGCTGCCAGCGGACCCACCCCCGCCACCACCCAGAGACGTAATGCCAGCAAAGGAACTATCTTGGCCGTTGGCACCGGTTACGCCGTTAGTAGCCGAGCCCAATCCGCCAGCCCCTACTGTCACCGAATAGCTTCCAGGAGCAACAATCAATGGCGTCTCAGCGCTTGTGTTGTTGCCGGAGAGTTGACCAGTGACAGATGTTCTATACCCGCCAGCGCCGCCACCACCACCTACGTTTGTTGCGGGGAATCCACCGCCACCACCACCAGCAATAATTAAATACTCAACCGTGCCACCGGAGGTTACGGTGAAAGTGCCTGATGCTGTAAAAGTGTGGATTCTGTAGCCGCCAACGTCTTGCACAGAATTGCCCCCAGAGGCAACAACGCCAGCCGCCCCAAACCCATAACTATTCCCCCAATACTGCAGCATTACCCTGCCCTCCGGGTAGGCAGCGCAACTTTCAATCCAGCGCCTGCCGCGGTGCTGCCGATCTGCCTTACAAAGAAGGTGACGGAAGACCCGACTGCGATTGTTGGTGCAGCCGCAAATGCAGTGGTGAACGCGCCGGGACCAGTGGATGCAGTGGAGTTAGTGGAGTTCGCCGCAATGGTTGGGTAGGTGCCACCGCTGGCAGGAAGGTAGATCGAAGTCCCACCAACCTGAATATCAAACTGCAGAGCAGCGCCGGTCGGGGCGGTTGCCACGGCCCAGATCGGCAAGTCGGTGAGCACCGTTGCGCGGGGCCAATAGGGGATCGTGACCTTGGCAACGGTCGATGATGCGGTGAGAGCCGTTGTTTCGTCGCTCAGCGGAATCACCAAATCCGCCAACGTGGCCAGGTTGGTGCCGGAAATTGCCAGGCCCAGCGGGGTCAAGCCGCCAGCGCTACCGGCGTTGTTGTAGACAATCTGGCCAGTTGTGCCAGCAACGGGGCCAGCTGGTCCCGTGCTGCCCGTCGCTCCCGTATCGCCACGGGGGATGGTGAACGCGAAAACGGCAGCGCCGCTGGTGCCGGTGTTCGTGACGCTGGCGGAACTGCCGGCTGCGCCCGTGGTGACGCTGCCGACCGCGATGGTGGCCGCCGATCCCGCCGCCCCGGCTGCCCCAGCCGTCCCAGCTGGCCCCTGCGAGCCGGTGGCCCCAGTGGTGCCAGCCGCCCCAGTGTCTCCACGCGGGATCGTGAAGGCAAACACGGCTGCGCCAGATGTGCCCGTGTTGGTGACCGATGCGCTCGATCCGGCTGCTCCGGTGGTGACGCTGCCAACCGAAACCGTGGCGGCTGATCCAGCTGCGCCCGTCGCGCCCGTCGCTCCGGTGGCGCCCGTCGCACCGGCGCTGCCAGCCGGGCCAATCAGCGAAACGCCAGCGCCCCAGGAGCCTGCCGCCTTCGGGCCATAGAGGCGGCTGGCGGTTGAATCCAGGTAGATGTCGCCGTTGGCGCCGAGGCTGTTACTGGGGGCGCCGGAGCCACTCAGGATGGTGTTACCGCTGCCGCTGCTCCCGGTTGAGTAGTAGGTCAGCGCGTTCCAGGCGCTGGTGCCATCGCCAATCTTCAGCTTTCGCGCATCCGTCTCGAAGCCCCATTCGCCATTGAGTAGCACGGGGTTGGCAGCAGTCCACGCCGCCGCCGTGTCGCGCCGAATGACGATCCGTGCGGCGATGGTCTGGGTCGTCATGCCCCACCTCCGTCATAGATCGTGCCGCTCGCGGTGGATGCACCGCCGTCGAGGATGTAATCGATCGCCGGATCAGGATCAGCCTTCACCAACGGCACCCGGCAGAAGGCGCCATCGTCGAAGCGCTGCGGCTGGGTTTCGCACTTGTAGGACTGCCCGTCAACAACGATCGCATCGCCATAGCCCAGGCTGCCGAAGGTGCTAGTGGGGACGGTCAGCAAATAATCGATGATGGTGAGCTCGCCGCCGAGGATCAGCTCGGAGTTTTGAGAGAGAAAGCCTTGCCCGGTGACAGCGCCAGCCACAACGCTGACGCTGCCCAGGCGGTCAAAGGCCACCCGATTGGCTGCTGCCGAAAGGGTGGCCCAGCCCATCAGAAGGAGCCGTTGAGGCGAACGTTGCAGGTGGCGTCAGCGTCCGCACAGGTGGCGGTGAACACGCCAATCAGGGTGTTGCCGCTGGAGGCGGCGGTCACCAGCTTGGTGCTGGTGATGAAATACGCCTTGGCGCCTTGCGAGCCGCCGGAGCTGGCAGCGGTGGACTTGGTGAGGGTGTAGACGCCTTCCAGCTGGAAGGCGCCTTCGTCGCCGCTGGCCAGGTCAGTGGAAGCGACGCCAAAGATGGAGCCAACGATCGCGCCGCCGCCGCTGGAGACGGCGTAAGGGGCGATGAGATTGAGGGATTTTCCCTCCTGGATGTAGTTCTTCACGGGGTTACCTCAGGGATTGGATTGGAATGGGCCGGGATCACCGGCCCAGGATCATCCGGCTCAAGCGCCGGTGGAGCGGTAGAAGCCGCGGTGATCGGCCAGGGCGCAATAGAAGTCGTGGCGCACCAGCATCTCCACCCCATCGGGGTTGCGCTTCTCGGTGGTGGTGATCGTCGGGCCACCCTCGCCGGCCAAGTAGCCGAACTGGAGCATGTCGATCCGGTTGGGATTGGCAGCCAGGTAGTAGTAGGCCGTCGAGTCCGCAGAAAGGCGAGCCTCAACAATCAGCTCCATTCCGCCAGCAAAGGGGTTGACGCCGGCCAGGGTGGACGGCGCATAGCCAGTCGGGTACAGGAATTGAAGGGCGGCGGTGCGCAGCTCGGGGGGAACGATCAGGTACGAGGCCTGAACGTTCAGGCTGTTGCCGGCGGGATCGGTCTGCTTGCGCATCTTCGTCACGCCAGCATCAATGCCGGTGATGCCGATGACGCCGGTGCCGGTGTTGTTGTGATCAGCGTGGAAAAGCGCCTTGTTGTCAAGGGTGACGGTGGCACCGCTCGCGCCGCTGGTCAGCTGCTCCCACACCAGGTTGGATTCCAGGAGGGCACAGCCGGCGCCCATCTTCGCGGGCAGGCGATCCAGCGAAGACAGATCATCGTTGATCAGTGCCTGCCTGCTGATCATCAGGCCCTTGCCGTAGGTGCTGAGCTGATAGGTGGTCTTCCCATCGCTCATGGTGCCGAACTTGTATTCGCCATCCTCGAGCACCTTTTCGGGCACGATGCTGGCGTTCAGTTGCACCAGATAGTTCGGCTTGAAATCGGTGTTGTCCGATTGAATGGCCAGCGGGCGCCAGGTCTGCACCTCTTCTTCGTAGCCACGGGCGAGGGTCTTGTTTGCCGTGTTGAGGAGAACGTTGGCCAGGTCGGAGGTTGTGTGGAATGCACGCTCGATGACTTCGCTGACGCTCATCAGGCGAACCTCAGAGCGGCTGAAGCCGCGCATGGTCTCCAGATACTCGGCGGCCATCTCGCGGGTGCTCATCCGCTGGTACTGGCGGCCCAGGTCGGTGGGCTCCTTGACGGCGCGGCAGCGGGCGTCGATGCCCTCCTGGAAGCCACGCAGCAGGGTGTCGCCTGCGTCGCGGGTCACCTCAACACGGGCAGGGTGGCCAGCGGTTGCGGGAGATTTGGTTTCGACCGCAACGCGAGCGGCGCGGACCACCTCAACCATCACGCCGGGGAGATCCTTCCCAGCGGTCGAGCGGATCAGATCCTGCACGGTGGTCTCGGGGAGGTCGGCAGCGCCAGCGGCGCGGCGGATGTGAAGCTCACGGGCCACGTCATCAGGGCCAGGCTCGGGAGCCTGAGCAACGACGGGCGAAGGGGTTGGTTCAATCACGGCAGCAGCCTCGGGGGTAGCGGTAGCAGCCGGGTCGCCCCCGGCCAGTTCAGTTGCAGTGGACATCGGGGGTTCCGTAGGGGGTTGCTCTGTTGCATCCACCGAGCGCATCACGCTCGCCGGATCCTGGCCAGCGATGACCAGCGAAACCGCAACCGGCTCCCAATCGGTGGCCCGATCAAGCGGCTGCGTTTCGCTGGCCCGCTGCCAGCCGTAGATCCGCGCGTCAACAGAAAACCGCGCGGACCCGTTCCTGAGGCGTGGGATAGCAATAGCCATCGCATCCTCTGGACCGTCAACTTGAACCGTACCAATCAAGGCGTTGGAGCCATCATCGGCGCGGCCCAGGTCCATCGATGTAATCGCTCCCCAGCACGATGCTGAAGAGCGCTGGTGATCGATGTCGGTCGGCAGCGGGCGCATGGGCCAGCGGATTGCTGACCTCTCATGCACCAGCCGCACACCATCGCCCACATCTGCATCGGTTGAAATGATCACCGTTGCAGTTCTGCTCTCTTCGTCCCATGAGGATGGAGAGATCAGTGCCATCCGCTGACAGGCCCGATTGCCTGTTTCCAGTGGTGCAGCCGTGGCGGGGATGGAGTCTGGCATGGCTTCAGGCTACAGAGCCTGAACTGATGCCCGGCTCTGGTATCCCTGACCCCGCCGGCCTGGCCTGCGTCACGCCGGCATCGGATACGAGCTTGGCATCAACAGATAGAGCCAGGCCCTTGCTGCGGGCGTTGGCCAGATCCTGCGCCAGCTCTTCCAGCACCTGGGCAGGTACATATCCCAGCGAGCGTTGCACCTCAGACAGGCTGGTCAAGCCGCCGCGGATCGCCGCCACCAGCGCCGGGATTTCCTCGGCGGGGTTGATCATTTCCCTGCGTGGAGGCGTCCAGAGCATCCGACTGTTGACCCTGTTGGCCATGCCGGCCTGGATCACGGCAGTGGCAAACCACTGCGAAACAGGATCAAGGAACTGCGGGATGGCGATGTTCCAGCGCCAGTGCCCCACGTTCCGATGAAACTCCAACCAGCCCATCCGGCCGCTGGAGAAATTGACCTCAGACAGGATTCCGGTCAGCGCTTCAAATGTGATCCCATAGCCGGCCGCCACTGAATGCAGGTGGTGGCGCTGCATCTCGATGAAGTTGCCCGCCGTAGGTGGGCTGCTGAACTGCACCGATTTGCCCGGGGGCAGCACTTCAATCGCGCCAGGCTCCAGCTTCTCGAACAGGGTTGGAATTGAGGCGTCTGGGCTGGCCGCGTCAGGCAGCACCGATTCAGGGTCGGAATCAGTGACAAACGCCGTAAAACAGCACGCCAGCTTGTCGAGCATCATGCGGGCCTGGGCGTGGTCTCCGATGTCCCGCAAGGTCAGCAGCGACGATGCCCCCCATGGGACGCCGGTTGCCTGCCCTGGCCGGCGCACGTCGTAGACGTGGCAAATTTGCGACGCTTCGACCAGATCAGAGCCAAGCCTTGATTGGCGCCAGTCGCTTTCGCCAGGGTGATTCTTCCTGATGTAGTAGCCGGTCAGCCGGCCCTCGTCGTCGTACTCCTTGCCAAAGACGATTGACGACCCGTTGTCCTTCGACATATCAAGCCAGTCCGGCTCCAGCACCTGCAGCGTCAGGGGCGGCAAACCCTGAAGCAGCAGCCGCTCATCAACTCGCCGCCGAATCAGGCAACTACCGCGAACCGCAATGGTGCGGGCCACCAACGCCTGCAGGCCATAGAAGTTGAGCTTGCCGTAGAAGTCACAAGCTGTTGAGTTAGCCCAATCATTCCACAGCAGGGAATATCTTTTGTTTTTATTGACTGGCTCCCCTACAATCCCTTCACCAATCCAGTTATTTACAACCACTTTGATTGCCTTGTCCGCCCAGGCGTCAGAGTCCACCTGGTCTTGATGCCTTGAGACAATCCGCTGCAGCACTTGCCGCAGATCGGCATTAGGCCCCCTGCTGCGTTCGTGCCACCCGTCGGTTCGGCGAGACTGCTTGCCTGCTTCGTAGGCGCGCAGGTTGGC